GGAATTAAAAAATACAGCATCAAGAACAGGATTGATATTCTGTGATAATAAAGTTATGTTTTCTTTTGTGCAAGATGTACTTTTAAAGTTAGAACAAATAGAAGACTTAATAGAATTAGAAAATGAATTGCATTTTACAGATGTAGCTGATGCAGTCAAGAATATGTACAAGAAGGATGAAAATTTAACACACGTCTATGTTAACTTTCAGGTTCGACCAGTAGAAGTAGAGAAAAAGTTTGGTGTAATTGATGCAAAATTATACCTATAAAAAATAAATTAGTAAAACGGCTAATCCGTCCTATATAAAGTAGTAAATTAAAGATAATCGGAAAAGAAAGATTTGATATTAATTTTAATACTTAAATATGTTTACAATTTTATTTGCTATTGCAGCAGTTTGTTGGATTATCTTAATGATGATTCAAAAGTATGGTGGAGAATTAATTATAAATCCTATTATTGGGTTTATGGTTGGATGGCTTTACGATGGTGAAGAAGAAGGTGGTGTAACTAATCACACTATTCAGGTTCTTTTAGGTATAATATGTTTTACCATAGTTTGGACAACTTATGAGTAACCAATGGTTGGCTAAAGTAGCTGTGTATCACGATGACTGGATTAAAGTGGTACAATCGTTTGGTGAATATGATTATGCTGAAGACATAGTTCAAGAAAGTTATATTGCATTGTGGAAATATGCTGATGCAGAAAAGCTTTTAGATACTGATGGTGAAGTAAGAAAAGGATATATGTATTTCACATTACGTTCTTTGTTTTACCAATACTATAACAAAAAGAAAAAAGTAAACAAAGTAGATGTAGATGGGTGTTGGGAATTATTTGATGATTCAAACATAGAAGAACATAAAGCTTATAATGAAATATGTTTACTTATTGATGAAGAAATTAAAGATTGGAATTGGTACGATAGAAAACTATTTAAACTATATAGAGATACCGATTTAAGTATGCGTGATATTTCAAAAGAAACAGGTATAAGTTTAATATCAATATTTCATTCATTAAAAAATCATAAAGCTATTTTAAAAGAAAAGTTTATGAAAGATTATCAAGATTATATAAGTAACGATTATAATAACGTGTATTAATGAAAGTATGCAAAAAATGTAATGTAAAAAAAGATTTTAGTGATTTTTATAAGAATCCTAAATGTATAGATGGTTTTATTGGAACTTGTAAAAGTTGTCGTAAAATATATTGTAAAAAATATCAATTAGAAAATTATAAAACATTAAAATTTAAACAAAAGATATATTATGAAAATAATATAGAAAAAATAAAAGAATACCATAAGTCATATCATTTTAAAAATAAAGAAATGAAAATTGAAACTTCTAAAAAATGGTATGAAAATAATAAAGAAAAAAGAAATAAATATTTAACAAATAGAAGAAAAGAAGACCCATTATTTAAATTAACTTGTAATGTGAGAAGTTCAATATCTATTTCATTTAAAAGAAATGGATACACTAAAAAATCAAAAATATATAATTTACTTGGTTGTACATTTGACGAGTTTAAATTACATTTAGAAAAACAATTTAAAGATGGTATGAATTGGAATAATCAAGGCGAATGGCATCTTGACCATATATATCCTATTTCATTAGCCAAAACTGAAGAAGAAATTATTAGATTGAATCATTACACAAATTTTCAACCTTTATGGGCTGAAGATAATATTAGAAAAGGAAATAAAATAATTTAAATAAATACTAATGGCAAAAGCAAGAACAAAAGCACCTTCAAAAGGATTAGGTGACACAATTGAAAAAATTACTGAAGCAACTGGAATTAAAGCTGCAGTAGAAGTATTCACAAAAGCAACGGGTATTGATTGCAAATGTGAAGAACGTAAAGCAATATTAAACAACTTAATACCATATAGAAAAAAGGTTAATTGTTTAAACGAAGCTGACTACAATATGCTAACTGAATTTCTTAAACCGACAAAGGGAAGTTTAACACCAAACGAACAATGGACTATAGCTGCAATTTACGAAAGAGTATTTGAAGTTAAATTAGAGCATTCAAGTTGTAGTTCTTGTTGGAGGGATACACTTTCTGATTTAAGAAAAGTTTATAACGAATACAAGGTAAATGATTAACTGGAACGAGAGTGATTTATTTGAGTTTTTACGCTCAAATGTTTACCCTGATTTAGTTAAGTCAAAAAATCAGATGTCAAGGTGGGATTGTTATAGTCCCACTTCAGGACATCGTATAGAACTAAAATGCAGGAAACGACATTACCCAACACTATTACTGGAAAAGAAGAAATATACAGCAATGATAGAAGAATGTGAAAAGCATTTAGATATTCCAATTTATATAAATTCAACACCCGAAGGTGTATTTAGTTTCAACTTGCATAAGATAAACCCAACCTTTGAAATAAATAATAAGAACCCTGCTACAACACAATTTTACAACACACAAAGAATAGAAAAAGAAGTTACATATTTAGAAATTAATCAAGCATTAAAATTAAACGAATTATGAAAGAAAATCCAATACAATTAGAGTTTTTAAAATCAGTACTACTATCACAACTACTGTTAGAATGTAATGAGAATTTACGTTACACAAAGCAATATAACGGTGCTTTAAAGCATTTACTTAACAAAGTTATATTACACCTTGAAACTACGGTTTATGATGAGTATAGAAAGATTTATAACGCAGATGCAGAAATGACTACAAACATTCTAAACAGCATTGAAGACATAGTTATAAAATTAACTACTTCAGATTTAGATGAACTGGTGATGATTAACGCAGTTATTGAAAAGTATAAAGAAAACAAAGAATGGTTTTTGGAACACGCATCTGCTGAATTTTTAAGGATAGAATAATATGAAAGTATGTAGCAAATGTAATTTAGAAAAGTCTTTATCATATTTTGTAAAAAATAAAGCTAATAAAGATGGTTTTAGCGGAAGATGTAAAAGCTGTATAAAAGAGTATAGAATACAAAACAAAGAAAGAATATTTGAAGTAACTAAAAAATATAGAGAAAAAAATAAAGATAAATTAAATAAACAAACTAAAGAATGGAGATTAAATAATATAGAGCATTTAAAAGAATATAGTAAAAAACACAGAAAAGAATATTATAAAAATAATTCAGAAAAGTTAAAATTAAAAACAAAAACTTGGTGTATTGAAAATAAAGATAAAGTTATTCAATACAGAAAAGAATATAATATTAAAAATAAAGAAAAAATAAATGAATATAAAAAAGAATGGATGAGAAATAAAATGAAAACAGATGCTCTTTTTAATTTAAAACATAGTACAAGAAGATTAATTGGTATGTGTCTAAAAAATAATGGTTATTCAAAAACATCAAAAACATTTAATATATTGGGATGTACCCCAATTGAATTTAAAAAATATTTAGAAAAACAATTTACTGAAGGAATGAGTTGGGAAAATCAAGGTAAATGGCATCTTGACCACATTTATCCTGTATCTTTAGCTAAAGATGAAGAAGAACTTATAAGATTAAACCACTATACTAATTTTCAACCATTATGGGCAATAGATAATATAAGAAAAAGTAATAAAATTTAGATGGCTAAAAAGAAAATAGAAATCTATTCACCACATTACACACAAGTAGATGCAATGGTGTATTGTGTAAAAAGAAACGTAGCTTATTCATTAGAAGCAAACACTAACAAAAGATTCTACATAGTTAAATACATTCCAAGTGATTATAAGAATGTAATCTATTTGAAAGAAAATAACAAGAAGGTAGAGTTTAGCGAATATGAAGCAACAAAAAAGATAATGGAATTATATATTAACCAAAGCAAATTGATATGAAAGTAAAAGATACAATGACCGAATGGATTGAAGCACAAGTAAAAGATAGTGTAGTGCAATCAGTAATTAATAAATTTAAACAACGTAGTGAAGTAGGAATACAGAAATACAATACTACATTAGACCGTGAAGATTTAACAGATAAAGAATGGATAAACCACGCACAAGAAGAAGCAATGGATTTAATTTTGTATTTAGAAAAACTTAAAAGATTATGAAACAATCACCATTACAAAGAATACAACGCATTATGAAATTCAATTACAATAGAGGTTTGAATTCTGAAAGAGTTAATGCAGTATACAGAAAGATTATAAAACTAAAATTATAGGGTAGCAATTAGCTATCCTTTTTTTTGTTAAAATTATGTTAATACTTTGCAGTTGTTAAAAAAGTGTTTATATTTGCTTAAACATTAAAACCAAACATTATGACAAAGCAAGAAATCAAAACAGAATTAGAGAATGTAATCTACGTTTTAGAAACATTAGAAAACGATTACGCAGCACTTAAACTAAAAGCAATACTATTAGCCTTGGAGCAGGATTGGAATGAATCAGCTTACTTTACGCAAGAAATAGATAACATTCTAAACTATGAAGAAACAATGAACAATCTAAATAACATAACAATATATGAATGAAGATGCAACTATAAAAATATTCAGCAAGATACAATCTTTAGAGCGTGACTTGCAATGGATATATCAAGAATACTTCAACGCACAATTAAATGATGACCAATTTATGGCAATGATAGATTCAACTGAAAGAGACATACAAACACACTATTACATTTACGACTTAATTATACAAGATGCAAGAAAAAATTAAAACATTCGATAACAAGATTTGGGACAAACAAGAACTATTAGATAATATGTACGATGATGACTTCTACTATGGTTATTTAGGAAAACAAGCATTATCTTCATCAAGTCTAAAGATGGTGCTTAAATCGCCTAAAACATATAAATACGTTACAAAGTATGGTCAAGCAGAAACGCAACCATTAAGAGATGGTAAACTATTCCATACACTTATACTTGAACCTAATAAGATAGATGACTTTACATTTGTAGATTGTAAAACTAAAGCAGCAAAAGAATACAAACTTGCAGTAGAAGAAAAACAAAACGTTTACACTACAAACGAATTAAGAGACGCTGAAAGATTAGCTGATGCAATTCTAAAAAACAATGAAGCCACAAGTTATTTTATGGGTGCTGAATTTGAAATACCTGAAGTAGCTATGATAGATGGAATACCATTTAGAGCCAAAGCAGATATTTTAAGAGGCAATCAAATAATAGATTTAAAAACTACTACAGGACTAAATGAATTTAGATATTCAGCTGACAAATACTCTTACGACTTACAAGCTTATATGTACAAAGAAATGTTTGGAGTAGATGAATTTATATTTGTATGTATTGACAAAGGTAGTTTAGATATTGGAATCTTTGAATGTAGTGATGACTTCTACCAAAAAGGTAAAGACAAACTTGAACAAGGTATAGCCAACTACAAATACTTCTTTGGAAATGATGAAATAGATTTAAACCAATATGTAATGCGTGGAATATTGTAATGATTTTAAATATGATTTAAAAGTAGGACAATTAGGAGAAAAACTTTTAAATGAAATACTATCTTTAAAAACAATAGAAGTAAAAAGAGATAGCTGGATATACAGAAGTGGAAACATTGCTATTGAATATGAAAGTAGAAACAAACCTTCAGGTATTTCTAAATCAGAAGCACAATATTGGGCAATTATATTTTCAGGTGATTATGAAGATAAAATAATACTAATAATTGAAACAAATAGATTAAAAGAAATTTGTAGAGAATATTATAAAAAAGGAAACATAAAATCAATGGGTGATAATAATACATCTAAAGCAGTATTAATACCAATAACAGAAATATTACAATGGAAAACCAAATAAAAGAATTAATTTTAAGAGAGTTAAAAGTAGATATAACAGAAAATTGCAGGAAGCGAGAAATAATTGAAGGTAGAGCATTATACTTCTATTTAGTAAGAAAGCTATATAAGAAAAGAAGCTTACAATCTATAGCATCAGACTTTGATATGAATCACGCTACAGTAGTACACTCACTAAAGAACTTTTCAATGTATGAAGAATACAACACAAAGATATTAGACTGCAAGAATTTAATCTTAAAACTATTGGGTGGTGAAGTAGAACAAGAACTATCACAAGAAGATATATTTAAGAAGAAGCTTCACGATTTAGAAAAGCAATTGAATCAACCAAGATATGAATACAAAATAATAGAAAACCTAAACAACCTATTAGAAGCTACTAAAGGAACAGAACAACACGAGTTAATCACTTTACGATTAGAAGCATTCTATTCAATGAATAAAAACATAAGACTATAAGGCTATGAAGTATTTAGTTATAATTGCACTATATGAATTAATAAGGTCAAAACTGATTTGGCTATGGTATTACTTAATTAATAAAGGTAAATGAAAATAACAGAAATAATAGAAATTTTAAGAAACGACAACACATCTTACCTATGGGATTTACCTAAACCTAAATGGGAAGCAATAGACTATTATAATCTAAATCAAATTAAACAAGGTAACAAATACCACAATAGAAAAAACCAGTATGACTTTGTAGAACTATCTGACAAAAGTTTAAAGATGCAGAAAGAACAACAACACAGAATGAAACCAATTAGAAGAAAATCTGATGGTAAAGTATTTAGTGGTATGATTCAGCTATGCAGGGAAACTGGTTTAAATCGTTCTTCATTATCTTTAGCTTTGAATAACAGACCGAATGGTTTGCAGAAATACAAAGATGAATATGAATTTATCTAAACAACTATAACAATTATTTATTATCATTCTGAATAAACAAATTATTTCAAATGGAAAATAAAAGTAAAGCAGGTGGCAAACGTGAAGGTGCAGGTAGAAAACCAAAAGCAGAAGAAATAGCTTTGATAGAAAAACTATCACCATTAGAACCATTAGCATTTGCTGCATTAGAAAAAGGATTAGAGAAAGGTGATTTTAAATTCACTCAATTATTCTATAACTATTATGCAGGTAAACCAAGAGAAACAAAAGATGTAACTCTTACAACTGAACAGCCTATATTCGATTTAAACGATTTAGGTGACTTGTAATAAACGATAATGGAATTTATAGTAACTACTGCACTAAAGAAGTTATTAAGGCTACAGAAAAGGATAAAGGTAGTTAGAGGCGGTACATCTGCTTCTAAAACCTTTTCCATTTTGCCTATACTGATAGATAGAGCAATTAAGACACCTAATTTAGAAATAAGTGTAGTATCTGAATCCATACCACATTTAAGAAGGGGTGCGTTAAAAGACTTCTTGAAGATAATGATGGCTTTAGGTAGGTACAATGACAACCAATTTAATAAGTCAACACTTAAATATACATTCGGCAATGGTGCTTATATAGAATTCTTTTCTGTAGACCAACCTGATAAATTAAGAGGTGCAAGAAGAAATGTTTTATATGTTAACGAGTGTAACAATGTAGACTTTGATTCTTACTACCAATTAGCAATTAGAACAAGCGGGGAAATATGGTTAGATTATAACCCTTCAAGCTTGTTTTGGGTAGATAGGGAAATCATTAACCAAGATGATGTAGATTTTATTACATTAACCTATTTAGATAATGAAGCACTACCTGAAACGATTGTAAAAGAAATTGAATCAGCAAAAGTTAAAGCAGAAACTTCTGCATATTGGGCTAATTGGTGGCAAGTATATGGATTAGGTTTAACAGGTTCTTTAGAAGGTGTCTGTATTCCTGATTGGCAAGAGATTAACTTACCTACAGAAGCAAGGCTGTTATGTTATGGAATGGATTGGGGCTACTCAAATGACCCTACATCATTAATAGCAATGTACAAATACAACGATGCATATATCTTTGATGAACTAATATACCAAAAAGGATTGCTGAATTCAGACATTAGTGACTTGCTTAAAACAAATGGAGTGCAAGACATAATATATGCTGATAGTGCAGAGCCTAAATCAATAGCTGAATTAAATAGTTATGGTCACAATGTGTTACCAGTTAGCAAAGGTAGAGATAGTATCGTATACGGCTTGAATTTAATTAATCAGAATAAAGTTTACGTTACATCAAGAAGCAAGAATCTAATTAATGAATTGCGAAACTACATTTGGATGACTGACAAACAAGGTAACAAACTAAATAGACCTATTGATGCATATAATCACGCTATAGATGCAATGCGTTATGCTATGACATCACAATTAGAAAACCCTAACAAAGGTACTTATTACGTTTACTAATGACATACGCACAAATCATAGCCACAATACAATGCTACATTCACCACGTTAAAGGGATTGAAGTATCAATTAACCTACCACGAAACATTGGTGAAATAAAAAAGATGCAGAAGATGTATTTAATAGCTGAAGAATATTTGCAGGTTTAAAATCTTTTTATATATTTGCCCTAACATTAAACAAATATAACTATGGAATACTACGACTATCAAAACGAATACCCTGAAAACGAATGCAGGTATTGCGGTGAAGCTTGTGAGAAAACATATTGTGACAAACAATGTGAACGAGCAGATGAAGATTAAGTTTTAAATAGGTTGGTTAATTAGGTAGTCAGAAATGGCTGCCTTTTTTTATGCCTTTAATACAATAATGTAAAATATTTATTAATAAAGAAAAAACAACAATGAAGATAGAATTAAAAATACCAACTTCACTATCAGAAATAAAGTTGGTGCAGTATCAAAAGTTTTTAGCTATTGCAAAAGACAATGAAGAATCGGAATTTTTGCAGCAGAAAATGGTGCAATTATTTTGTGGTATAGATTTAAAAGATGTGGCACAGATTAGATACAAAGATGTAGCTGAAATTACTGCTAACATTAACAATCTATTCACTAAAGAAAATAAGTTTATACAACGCTTTAAAATGGGTGGTGTAGAGTTTGGATTCATACCTAACCTTGATGAAATGTCTACAGGTGAATATATGGACTTGGATAATTATATTACAGACTGGGACACTATGCATAATGCAATGGCTGTATTATATAGACCAATTACAAATAAGATAGGTGACAAATACCAAATAGAAGAATACAAAGGTTCTATAACGTATGCTGATGTAATGAGACACGCACCATTAGATGTAGTATTAGGTGCTATGGTTTTTTTTTACAATTTAGGGAACGACTTATTGAAAAGTACGATAGACTATTTGGAGAACAACAAGGAAGTGCAGAATATTCTGAACAAGCACAATTTGGAAAACGTTGGGGATGGTATTCAAGTATCTATGCTCTTGCTCAAGGAAACGTTAGAAGATTTGATGAAGTTTCCAAGTTACCAATCACACAAAGTTTAACTTGGTTGACCTTTGAAAAAGAAAAGACTGAAATAGAAATGAAATTAATAAATAAGAATAAATAATGAAAGGATTTTACGAAATAAGCCAAGCAATTAAAAACCAACTTGATGATGATGCTTTTGTAAATACTGTTACCATTGGTGATATATTTAAGATTGACTTGAACAAGCAAACGATATTTCCTTTGTCACATATAATGATTAATTCAGCAAACTATAATGGTAAGACTTTCAATTATAACGTTTCTGTTTTATGTATGGATATAGTAGATGAATCAAAAGAAGCTACTACTGATTTATTTAGAGGCAATGACAACGAGCAAGATGTATTGCATACACAAGAAATGGTTGCAAGAAGATTACTTGAAATGTTAAACAGAGGTGATTTATATGATGATGGATTTCAATTAACAAATAATTCAGCATCTATAGAATACTTTGTAGACAGGTTTGAAAATAAGATTGCAGGTGTTACTATTACATTTGATGTGATGACTTTTAACGATATGACTATCTGCTAATGGCTAAAGAATTACAAAATGTCAATGATGTTTTAAAACGCTTTAGAGATTATGTGATTCAACAATCAAGAAGTAATTTATCTAAAGGCGGTAAGAACGTTTCTAAAGAACTATATAATAGTTTGAAGGGCGAAGTAGTCACACAAGATAATTATTCAATAGTAGGCTTTAAAATGGCAGACTATGGAATGTTTCAAGACAAAGGAGTTCGTGGAGCATCAAGTTCTGCAAAAGCTCCGAATAGTCCGTTTAGATTTGGTACGGGTACAGGTAAAAAAGGTGGTTTAACTAAAAGCATATTAAAATGGGTACAAGTGAAACGTTTTCAATTCCGAGACAAAAAGAGTGGCAAGTTTATGAGTTATCAGCAGACAGGGTATCTTATTTCTCGAAGTATTTTTCACAAAGGAATTAAACCAAGTTTATTTTTTACTAAACCTTTTGAAGCAGGATATAAGAAATACATAGATACAGACTTAATGAAGGCATTTAGTCAAGATATAGATACAATATTCGATTATAATTTAACAGATATAAAATGATAATATATTCAAGAAGTCCTTACTTCATAACAGTAAACGAATCAGCACAAGTAGGTTCTAAAATAGAATTAAGATTATGGAATGGTACAGGTTCAGCACCTACACCAGCAACTTATACATTTAGTAAATCTATTGCAAGTTCAACTCAAATAGAAAATGTCTATAACATAAGTCCTTTTGTAAAAGAATATATTGACAATGTAGCACCTAACTATGCTGCAGGTGAAACTGATTCTACTACTATGTGGGTTAACGTTCAGGTTAAACGCTTCAAAGAAACTTCAGTAGGTACATATTCCTTATTAGACACTACAACTTATTTAGGAACTAATGGCTATACGCAATATTTAGATGGGTATAATAAAACAAACGCATCAAATACTTTTATGTTATTATCTGATAACTCAAAAGAAATTAGATATGATATTACCAAATCTATTCCTTATGTTAATGTATTGATTAATCCTGCAGGTGGTGATGTAATAGAAGCGACTTACAAAGATTTGCGTGGTCGTAATGAATTGGTAGTTGGTTACACAGAAACAAAAGGAATGCTTAAAATACCATTAACAACTACAAGTGTAAAATATAATAAAGGCAACACGTTAACTATATCTTATAACGATACTGATTACGTTTATAATGTAATGCCAATTTGCGAACCTAAATATTCACCAGTTATTTGTTCATTTATTAATCGCTTCGGGGGATGGCAGTTTTTAACGTTCTTTAAGGCACAAACTAATAACATTAATGTAACAGGTTCAAACTTTAATTTATTGCAGGATTCAATCAATTACAATACTTCTAAAGGGCAAAGCAAATCATTTAACATTAACGGAAAACAATCGGTTAAATTAAGTTCAGGATTTGTACCTGAAAACTATTCTGATTTGATTCAAGATTTGTTATTAAGTGAAACTGTATTGTTAGATGGTAAACCTGTTGAAGTTAAAACACAAAGCACTACATTAAAGACTTCATTACAAGATAGAAATATCAATTACGAAATAGAATTTGATTACGCATTTAACCTAATTAATAACGTTATTTAATGGTAACAGTAGGAATATATATTTACATTAACGGAATAGCAAAGCGTGTTGAATTGTTTGATGATGAAAAAATTTCTATTACATCTTCAGTTCAAGACGTTTCTGATATTTCAAAAGTAAGAACAGATTTTAGCCAATCTTTTACAGTACCTGCTAATGATAGAAACAATGCTATCTTTTCACATTGGTACAATAACTCTATTGATGGTGGTTTTGATGCAAGAAAAAGAAAAGATGCCTATATTGAATTAGACACTATACCATTCAGAAAGGGTAAGATACAATTAGAAAAAGCTACTATAAAAAATGGTGTTCCTGAAAATTACACTATCACTTTTTTCGGTAGTTTAGTTTCTTTAAAAGATACGTTTGCAAATAAGAAATTATTTGATTTGGATTTTAGTGCTTATAATTTTACTTATACAGGTAGCGATGTAGTAGACAGGGTAACAGGTGCAATAACAAACGATGTTAAATTTCCTTTGATTACTTCAAATAGGGTTTGGTCAGAAACAGGCACTACTGATAATATAACTACTTCAGGTGGTGCAATATTAACATCTGAATTATTCCCTGCATTACGTTTAAATAAAGTATTTGAAACAATAGAATCTGATTATGGAATTACATTTGAAGGTAATTTTTTAACTGATGCAAGGTTTACAAATGCTTTTTTATGGTTAAAGAATGCAGAAACATTTATACCTAAAAGTGGATTGACAAAAATAGAATTTTCTACAAGTTCAGGATTTCCTGTGGCAAGTAGATGGTTTTTAGGTAGCACGTTAACATATAATCAACCTACTACATTCGCTAATTCATTTGTAGAATTAACTATTACAGCAGCTACTACAGGTATAGACTATTCAATATTGCTTTATAAAAACGGAACACTATTAAATACGTTTCCTGTTCCAAATAAAAATACTGCAGCTAATGTATTTACGCTTTTAAATTTCACGTCTGATTTGCCTGCAAACGTAGGAAGCTATGAGTTTTATTTACAATCTGAAGCACCTTTAACGTATTCGAATTCTTTAATTGTAGCTGTTACAGGATTTAGTAATGGTACAGCAAGTAAAGCTTCATCTACTACTTCAGGACTTGTAAATATTTCTTCTTTTATGCCTGATATTAAAGTAGAAGATTTCTTTAGTGGTATTTTAAAAATGTTTAATCTAACCTGTATTAGTTACGAGCAAAATGTTTATCAAATACAAGAATTAGAATCTTGGTATGCTGATGGGAATATAGAAGATATTACGCAATATGTTTTAAGTGACGATGTTAGTATTGATAGATTGCAATCGTATAAGAAAATCAATTTTAAATACGAAAAGTCTGAATCATTAATGAACGTAGCTTTTGCTTCAAACAACGGAACTCAATATGGTGATTTGTTAGCTGATTTAGATGCTGATGGTGGTGAATATGGCGTATCATTACCTTTTGAAAATTTGCTGTTTAATAAAATAACAGGTCAGAATCTTCAGGTAGGGTATGCATTAAAACAAGACTTTAAAAACTACCAAACTAAACCCGTAATACTTTACGATTATAACACTTTACAAACTTGTAACTTCTATTTAAAATACGATACAACCACAACAAATGTAACTACTTATAATTGTTTTGGTCAAGATACTTTAATAGGTTCTACAAATTATAGTTTGAATTTTGGTAGTGAAATTAGTTCTTTATTATTGACACCAATAACCAATAGTTTGTATAACGTTTATTATTATAATTATTTAAGTAATATATACAATGTCAAATCAAGAAAATATACATTCAAGTGTCAGTTCCCAATTAGCCTACTAACCAAATTAAGATTGAACGATAGGGTAATTATTCGAGATACAAGATATTTGATTGATAATATGAATTTTGATTTAACAAGTGGCGAAGTTAATTTAACACTAATAAATGATTTTAGAATACTATGATAAAAGAAATATTGAATCTGTTAATGTTAGATAATCATTACGGACAAACTGAAACAATAGAAATAGCAAAAGGCAAGTACGAACTACCTAATAGTTGGTCAAAAGGATTTAATCAAATAAAAAGAATAATTAAATGGCAGAAGTAAAAACTATAGAACTTCATATTAAATCAAACGTAGATACTGCATCTAAAGAATTTGATAATTTTGCGAAGTCGATAAAAGCAGTAGATACATCTGCTACAAATTTAGATGCCACTTTTGAAGAAGTTTATGGTGACTTACAACCATTAACAACAAGAATGGGTGAAGCTGAAGATAGGCTTTATGAATTAGCTTTAGCAGGTAAGCAAGGAACTCAAGAGTTTAAAGATTTGTTAACATCTGTAGGTAATTACAGAAAGGTTCAAATTCAAACTGATATGGTTGTGGATAATGCTGCAACTACAATGAGCCAAAAACTTACTGGTTCGTTAAACGCTGCTGCAGGTGCTTTTAGTTTGGTTCAAGGTTCTATGGCTTTGTTCGGTGCTGAATCTGAAGATGTAGAACAAGCTATATTGAAAGTACAATCCGCAATGGCTATTACTCAAGGTGTAGAAACAATTACAGAAAGTGCTAAAAGCGTTCGTGCATTAGGTACTGCTATACAATCTACTACTGCATTTCAAAAAGTTTCTGCTGCTGCTCAATATGTATGGAATGCTGCAATGTCAGCCAATCCAATTGGTGCTTTAGTAGTTGCTATTGGTGCATTATTAGTTGGTGGATATAAACTTGTTAAATTCTTTAAAGATTCATCTGACGCAAATGAAAAAGCAGCAAATTCTACAAGAAAAAATACTGCTGCATTAAAAGAGCAAAGTATATCTGCTGCACAATCTTCTAATAAGTTAAAAACTTATAATGACCAACAATATGCAATGGCTCAAGCTTCAGGAGCATCAAATGAAGAGTTAAGAAAGTTAGCTTTAAAACACAAAGAAGAAGAAATTGCTTTAAATAAAAAGAATACTGTATTAGCACAAAGTACTTTTTTAAGACAAAGAGATACTTTAGCTGCTTTAAAAAATTCAGGTGCAAGTGATGAAGTAATTGCTAATCAAGAAAAGCTTACACAAGAAACTTATAAAGCATTCAAAAAGCAAAATGAAATGCTTTCTAATTCTTATAAAGAACGTGCTACTTTAAGAAATGCTAATAAAGTAGGTGAAGTTGCTGATGAAAAAGCAAGATTAGACGAAATAAGAGAAAAAAATAAAACTGCTTATGAAAAAAGATTAGAAGACCAAAAAGAAGCAGCTAAAAAAGCTAAAGAAGAAAGAGAAAAAGCAGCACAAGAAGAACGTGACTTTTTTATTGGTATAGAAAATGCTAATAGAGAAAGAAGAGTTTCTGAAGCTTTAGCTAAAGAAGAATCAAATGCAAAAGTTTTAGAAGCAGCAACTGCTGATGCTGATAGACTAAATGCAGAAGATGATAATAATAAAAAAAGAAGTCTTGACAATATAGCAAGAGAAGAGGCTGAAGCTAAAGCTAAAACCGCTATTAGAATGAGAGCTTTAGATGACTTGACAAGTATATTTGGTGCTGAATCAAGAGTTGGAAAAGCTTTTTTAATTGCTAAACAATTATTACAAGCAAGAGAATTAGCAATGGAAATGTCAAAAACAATTACATTTTCTGCTCAAGCTGCTGCCCGTTCAACTATGGCAGTTGCTGAAGGTACTGCTCAAACTGCTAAAGTAGGATTCCCGCAAAACATTCCTTTATTAATTGGTTACGCTGCACAAGCAGCAGGTATTTTTAGTGCTATACGTTCAGCAGTTAGAAGTTCAAAAGCATCAGCCACATTACCTTCTATGCCTTCTGTATCTGAAGGTGCTTTATCTGCTGCTCCTACTGCTGCTCCTACATTTAATGTAGTAGGAACTTCAGGACAAAATCAAATTGCACAAAGTTTAGGTAATCAAGCACCCGTTAAAGCTTATGTAGTTAGTAACGATGTAACTACTGCACAAAGTTTAGATAGAAATATTGTGAACACAGCTACTATAGGAAATTAACAAAAACCAAATAATTTAATTTATAAATAAAAATAAAATGCGAATAGTAGAATTAATCATAGACGAAAAAGAAGATTTAAGTGGTGTAGAAGCTATTTCAGTTGTAGAATTTCCTGCAATAGAAGAAAACTTCATAGCACTTAATCAACAATTACAATTGGCTAAAGTAGATGAAGAAAAGCGTATCTTAATGGGTGCGGCTTTAATTCCAAATAAGAATATCTACAGAAGAAATGGTGACGATGAGTATTACATTTTCTTTTCAGATGCAACTGTAAAAAAAGCAAGTGAATTGTTCTTGATGAATAGCAACCAAAACAACGCTACATTAGAACACCAAAAAAAGATAAATGATTTGTCAGTAGTTGAATCTTGGATTGTAGAAGATGTTGAAATGGATAAGTCTAAAAAATATGGTTTAAATGCACCAGTAGGTTCTTGGATGGTTTCAATGAAGGTAAATAATGATACTATTTGGAATGACTTTGTTAAAACAGGTAAGGTGAAAGGCTTTTCTATTGAAGGATATTTTGCAGACAAATTAGAAATGAGTTTAAATAATAATAATATAGAAGAACAAGTTATGATTGAAAAAATTAAATCTGTAATACAGAAAAACGAACTTAAAACTCAAAAAGTTGAGTTAGGATTAATTGATGATGCAAAGGCATTGAGTAATGAATATTACACTAAAACAGATTCTTTAAATTCAAATCTTACTTCATTGTATAAAGAAGTTAGAAATGCTTTAGATAAAATCGATGCTTTAGAAGGTTTGGTTTCTAAAATGCCAAAAGTATCTGACGACATTAATAAAATGGCTAAAGAATTAGGTATTGAAGTTTCTAATATTCAAGAGTTAAAAAGTATGCAATTAGCTATGAAAGAAATAAAAGAATATTCTTCTTTAAAAGCTAAACTTAAAACTCTATAAAATAATTGTTAAACATAATTTATAAACTAATGGCTAAAACAAGTTCACCAAAAGGTGGTAACAGAGGTTGTCTTGGAAAAGACGGAAAGTATGCAATTGAAAACTGCACAGGAGAATTAGCTAATCAAGGAATTGGTAGCACAGTACAACAAGGTGGTGCTACAGTAACTGTAGTTGATGGTGTAAAAACTATTGTTAGAAGCAACGGCTAATTTATAACAAATAAAAATAATATTATTAATAACTTAAAATAATTACAATGAGCGAACAAAAAACGGTTTTCAACAAGCTTTGGAAATCAAATAGTACAGAACTTGCTTCACAAAAAGTTGATTTAGCTTTGATTGATGATATAAATTCAGCTTTACAAAAAGCTTTTGATTCTACTGATGTAGATAGTATTGTTTTAAATGCAATTTCTAAATTAGAAAAGTCTATTCCTTTCTTAAAAGAAACTATTAAGATGTCAGACGATGCCTTACAAAAAGTAAAAGATTTAGGTATTGGTGGTGGAGCTGATAAATTGTTTTTAAATAAAAAATCAGAAGCTGAAAGTTTATTAAAAAGAACTGAATCAAGAATAAACGGATTAAATAGTTTTAGAAAATAATTAATAAATAAATAAAAATGAGTGTAATCAATGAAATCAAAACTCTTTTGGGAATGGAAGTGAAACTTGCCCAAATGAAACTTGAAAACGGCACGGTAATCGAAGCAGAAGCTTTTGAACCTGAAATGGCTGTTTTTATAGTTAACGAGGAAGATAGAATTGCAATGCCTGTAGGTGAATACCTTTTAGAAGACGGAATGCTTTTGAAGGTTGAAGTTGAAGGAATTATTGCTTCTGTTGAAATGCCTGAAGAAGTAGCACCTGAAGCTGACGAAGTTGCTGCTCCTGCTGAAGAAGTAGAAGTTGAAGCATCTGCTCCTGTAGCTACTCCTAAAAGAATTGTTGAATCTGTTTCTAAAGAAATGTTCTTTTCTGAAATTGAAAAATTAAGAAATGAAATTGCTGAATTGAAAGGTGTAAAACTTTCTTCTGATGAAGAAGACAAAACTGATGAGGATTTAAAATCTAAAGAAGTTGAATTAAGTGTTGAACCATTAACACATTCACCTGAAGTTAAAACTCCACAAATTCAAAAATTTGCATCTAATCGCCAAATGACTACTCAAGATAGAGTAATGGCAAAACTTTTTAATTAATAATAATAAATAAATAAATAAAAATGGCTACTACTACAAGTATTACTACCACTTATGCAGGAGAATTTGCTTCAAAATATATCTCTGCTGCTTTATTATCTGCTTCTACTATCGAAAATGGTGGAATTGAGGTAATGCCTAATGTTAAGTACAAATCTGTAATCCAAAAAATTGCTACTGATGGTATCGTTAAAGATGCTACTTGTGATTTTTCTGCTACATCTACTGTAACATTAAGCGAAAGAATCATCACTCCTGAAGAATTCCAAGTGAATCTTCAATTGTGTAAAAAAGATTTCCACGCAACTTGGGAAGCTGTATCTATGGGATATTCTGCTTTTGATTCATTGCCGCCAAGCTTTGCTGATTATTTGATTTCTCACGTTGCTGCTAAAGTTGCTGAAAAAACTGAACAAAACATTTGGAGAGGTGCTACTGCTAATGCAGGTGAATTCAATGGATTTGCTGCTTTATTAGCTGCTGATGCTGCTTTACCAACTGCTAATGAAGTTGCAGGTACTACAGTTACTGCTTCTAACGTTGTTGCTGAATTAGGTAAGATTGTTGATGCAATCCCTGCTGCACTTTACGGAAAAGAAGATTTGTACTTATACGTTTCTCAAAACATCGCAAGAGCTTACGTTCGTGCTTTAGGTGGATTTGGTGCTTCTGGATTAGGTGCTAATGGTACAAACGCTCAAGGAACACAATGGTTTAACAATGGTTCATTATCTTTTGATGGTGTAAAAATCTTTGTTGCAAACGGATTAGCTAACAATACTGCTATCGCTGCTCAAAAATCTAACTTATTCTTCGGTACAGGTTTATTATCTGACCAAAATGAAGTACAAGTAATTGATATGGCACCTATCGATGGTTCTCAAAACGTTAGAATTGTAATGCGTTTTACTGCTGCAGTTCAATACGGAATTGTTGAAGATATCGTAACTTACGGAATCACAAATTCAGCTAACTAATAACTATTAGTTTTATTAAATTAAGGGTAGGTAAAATTGCCTACCCTTTTTTATTAACTTTTTAAAAATATATATAGATGGCTTGTGAAATTTCATTAGGTAGAATTGAACCTTGCAAAGATAGCAATGGTGGATTAAAAGCGGTTTACTTTGTAAACTGGGGTGATATGACGGGGGTAACTCATGACGCTACTAATACAGATGCTATGAGTGCGGTTGCAGGTACTCCAAGTG